TTAAGCGTGTCCGTGTACTGTTTGGAGAGGTCAACATGATCAATCCTGTAGACGAGAAGGGAGAGTCCATTGATGTACCATCTACCCCATTCATTTGGGAAGTAGATAATCGTGAGGCATTCAAGACCTTTGGAGATTCATTCAAAGAGATTGCCAAGCGAGGCCGTTCCTTCATTCAATATGGTATTAACGTCAGTACCTTAGAGCGTGAGATGAACAATGGTCAGTCCTACTTTGTACCCAAGGTAGACGTTGACTTCTCTTCTGACCTAGCTATTAACGAGCATGTACTAACCATGCACCGCAACAGTTCGGAATGGATCACGCAGTACAATGATTACATCAACTCAGAGTTTACTGCCAAAGCGGTAGAGACTTTAAACACTGCAGATGAAAGTCTAGTTAATGAGTTTATAGATGTGGAGTAAGCATGAACATACACGAATTAATGGTACAAAAATATCTTAATAGTGTAGTGGCAGGGAAGGGTGGCATGAGCCGCCCTGTCCTTGACTTCATGGTTAACGATGTTAAATTAGCGTTAGAAAAGCAACTCGTAGACTCACGTAATCCAGACTTTAGATTGCGTATGTCAAACATAGGTCGTTCTTATTGCCAGCTTTGGTTTGATAAGAACCAGCCAACAGATGCTTTACCATTTCCCAACAGCTTCTTAATTAACATGATCCTCGGTGATCTTGTGGAAGCGATCATGAAAGGTATCCTCACTGAGGCTGGTGTAATATGGCAGGATGGTGAACACTTAAAGTTAAACTTAGGTAAGCATGTTATCAATGGTACGCCTGACCTAATCATTGATGGTGCTGTATGGGATATTAAATCCTGTAGTCCTTGGGCATATACTAACAAGTGGATAGACTTTGCTACTGTTAAGGAACATGATTCCTTTGGTTATGTAGGGCAGCTAGTAGGGTACAGTAGGGCGTTAGACTTAGACGCAGGTGGTTGGATAGTTATCAACAAAGCAAATGGTCAGTTCAAGTTTATAACTGCTGACGGCATTGATATGCAAGCTGAGTTAGATAAGCTAGAGGTCAAGGCTAATCGTATAGTAGATGGAGATTCTTTTGAAAGATGTTATGAGCCTATCAAAGAAACATTCCGCAAGGCAGAGACAGGTAACCTCAAGCTAGGTATTGAGTGTGGCTTCTGTCAACACAAGTACAAGTGTTGGGATACTCTAGTAGAATTACCATCCATACCATCAAAGGCTAAGGTTCCTGCAATGGTTAACTACATACACATAGTAGAGGAAGCAGCATGATTGACATGGAAGAGAACGACTTCGGTGTAATATTACGGCCTGTTCTTTCAGAAGAGGACAAATGGGTTGGGGATGTTCAAGTCTCTGTGTTCAGTAACTTAATGCCTAAAGTGGATGATGAAACTCATGCACAGCTAATGTTTCTAGCATATAAAATGTCAGCAATGGTTCAGTTCTGTCAAGACAATGAAGACTTTGATGCAGCCTTAGAAGACTATACTATGGATATGGTTGAAGAGTTAGGTTTTGGAGAGGAAGAACCAGAACTTAGGACAAACAAGATAGTAGGGAGGGAAGGCAACGTAATAACACTGGACTTCAATACTAAATGTGAGGGGGAATGTTAATATGGATGTTCTACACACACCTACATTGGATGTGAATAGCCTTGATGATGCGCTAGAAGATATAGTTAATCATCCCAACCATTACAAGTCAGAAGGGGAGGGTACAATAGAATGCATTGATGCTATACAGTCAGCATTAAGTGCAGAAGAGTTCCAAGGTTTCTGTAAGGGTAACGCAATCAAGTACACATGGAGGGCTAACAGAAAACAGGATGCACGTATTAACTTAGAGAAGTGCCGTTGGTATATTAATAAGCTACTGGATAACCTCTCATGAGATACCCTGTTAAGAAAGCAAAGAAGCCAAAGCACCGCAAGGTAACGCCCAGTATCTTAGGTAAAACCTGCGGCCTTGATTGTAAGGTTACGCCACCAGAGCCTTACCAATCATGGACTGAGTACCTCGCAATGAATCGTGACCAGCCTAAGCCCTACCGATCATGGTTAGAGTTTAGGTTGTTTTCCGATGGGCCTATGAAGGACATAGACTATGAGCCAATCAAGGTAGCATACGAGGTAGTAGAGAATAGAAAGTACACACCCGATGGGGTGATGGGTAACGTCTGGTTTGAAGTTAAGGGTAGGTTTAGAACACGGCATGAGATGGATAAGTACATCCATGTGCGGAGGTCTAACCCCCTTGCAGTTATCGTATTTGTACTACACTCCGCTAATGTAGCACTACCTGGCGCACAGAAGCGTAAGAATGGGACACGTAGATGTATGGAGGATTGGCTTGAAGAGAACAAGTTTGCCTATACATACGAGAGTAAGATGCATCACTTTATGAAGAACTTTAATGAGGTATCCGCATAGTGGAATATGTAATGATAGTAGTTATGCTAGGTCTATTTATTTACACTATGATTTGGGGATAAAGTTCTTGACATTTGAATCTAAATCAGTATAACTGTACGACCCTATAATTTAACAGGACATCAAATGGAAACATCAAACAAGATACTTAGCGACATAACAGTCTTCTCTAAGTATGCAAAGTATATCCCCTCAATGCAAAGGCGTGAGACATGGGAAGAGTTAGTAACCCGTAACAAAGACATGCACAAGCGTAAGTACCCACACATGGTGGATGATATTGAATCTGCTTACAAGTTTGTGTATGAGAAGAAAGCCCTACCTTCTATGCGTTCACTACAGTTTGGTGGCGCACCTATAGAGTTAGCACCCAACCGAATCTTTAACTGTGCTTACCTGCCAGTGAGTGAGGTGGAAGCCTTCAGTGAGACTATGTTCCTACTACTAGGTGGCACAGGCGTAGGCTATTCAGTACAGCGTCACCATGTTACTCAGCTACCAGAAGTACGTGGCCCTAAGAAACGTAAGCGTAGGTTCCTAGTGTCTGACAACATTGAAGGTTGGGCAGATGCAGTGAAGGTACTGATGGAGTCTTACTTTCATGGACAGATGCAGGTAGACTTTGACTATCGTGACATACGCCCCAAGGGTGCTATGTTGATTACCTCTGGTGGTAAGGCACCTGGCCCTCAACCATTGAAGGATTGCATTCATCAACTGACTAAGGTGCTAGACAATGCACTAGGCCGTAACCTATCCACAATAGAAGTGCATGATCTTATGTGCTACATTGCAGATGCAGTACTGGCTGGTGGTATTCGTAGGGCAGCATTGATCTCCCTGTTCAGTATGGATGATCTGGATATGATGGCATGTAAGGCAGGTGAGTGGTACATAGACAACCCTCAGCGTGGTCGTGCTAACAACAGTGCTGTTATCCTACGGCATCGTGCTACTAAGGATGATTTCCTTAAGTTGTGGGAGCGTGTTGAAGCCAGTGGATCTGGAGAGCCTGGGGTCTACTTCAGTAATGATAAAGATTGGGGGACGAATCCATGTTGCGAAATCGGGTTACGTCCATATCAATTCTGCAATTTAGTTGAGTTAAACGTAAGTGACATAACCTCACAGGAGGACTTGAATGAAAGATCCAAAGCGGCTGCTCTTATCGGTACGCTCCAAGCTGGCTACACTGACTTCCACTATCTCCGTGATGTATGGAAAGAAGCCACAGAGCGTGACGCACTTATTGGAGTCGGTCAAACTGGAATTGGCTCTGGCGTTATACTATCCTATGACCTCGCTGAAGCGGCTGAAATTGTTAAAGAAGAGAATGAGCGTGTTGCTGGTCTTCTTAATATTAATGTCAGTGCTAGGTGTACTACTGTCAAACCATCAGGCACCTCTAGTTGCGTACTTGGTACAAGTAGTGGCATCCATGCTTGGCATAATGATTATTACATTCGTAGGCAGAGACTAGGAAAGAATGAAGCACTCTACCAGCACCTAGCCAAGCACCACCCTGAGTTGATAGAGGACGAGTACTTTAACCCTGAGCAACAGGCTGTAGTAGAGATACCACAGAAGGCTCCAGAAGGCTCTATACTACGCACAGAGAATGCTTTGGATCTACTGGAACGTGTACGTCTATTCAACACGGATTGGGTTCAGACAGGGCATAGAGAAGGTCAGAACTCACACAACGTAAGCTGCACTATCTCTGTTAAGGATGATGAATGGCCTGACGTAGGTGAGTGGATGTGGAAGAATCGTAACACCTTCAATGGCATTGCTGTACTACCATACAACGGAGGTACTTACACACAAGCACCCTTTGAGGATATTACTGAGGAACGATTCAACATGTTGGAGAGTAGCCTTAACGAGATTGACTTGACCAAGGTGATAGAGGCAGAGGACGAGACTGACCTATCAGGTGAGGCAGCATGTGCAGGAGGTGCATGTGAAATCATTTAGTGGCACAGGTATTGCAATGCACTACTGTACTGTCAAGGAGTTGTCACTATGACAGAAGAGACAGGGGTGTTCAGAGGTGAGGTTTATGTTAGACCTACACTCAACCAAGATCATGGTTCACTAGAGTTGGTATCAGGTGTCACGATGAATGGTATAGAGGAAGCCTTAAGTAGTAAGATAGTAGAGCTAGAAGACAAGGCAGTCAGAGCAGCTTTAATAGAGCAAGGATGGACACCGCCTAAGGAGT